TTGCTGAAGAAAGTGATCCCCGCAATGCTGTTGTTATCTGTCGGTGGCCAGGCGCTGGCGTCGGAAATTATTACCGTCAGCCGTTTCGAGGTTGGTAAGGCTGCGTGGCCCTTTAGCCGTGAAGAGGTGATGCTGAGCTGCGAAAAAGATGGTTCGCTGTTCGCCATTAATCCCAGCACGCTCATGCAGTATCCGCTTAACGATAAAGCTGAAGCGCGCGTGAAGGCCGGGCAGGTAAAAGCGCAGCCCATCTCCGTGATTCAGGCGGAAGATAAAGCCCACCCTGGGCAGATGATGAGCCTTCAGCCGATCATCGAGCGTACTCAGGCGCTGTGCGATAAATAATCCTGCCGAGGCGCGAGTGCTTTTCGCGCCTGATATCGCCGATTCTGCCGTCAGGATCACAATCTGATCCTGCGGATCTCCTCTGTCCGGCCGTTCGCTGGCATTTCCACAGACGTGGGCTAACCTTAAATTGCAAGGCGTCATCGCCTGCATTAATGCCAACTTTTAGCGCACGGCTCTCAAAGAGCCATTTCCCTGGACCGAATACAGGAATCGTGTTCGGTCTTTTTTTGGCTAGCATTTAAACGCAGTAACTTACAATATAATCAGTTAGTTAAGCCCAACCCTGTTACCTTCTGTTCTACTCTACTGGACTCTGAGGCGCCACTTTGTCGCCATTTTCCTTCGCCATCAACGCCAGCGGTTTACAACGAATTGCATCCTCAAGATGGTTGGGCGCGAAGTGCGCATAACGCATCGTCACCCTGATGTCGGAATGCCCGAGAATACGCTGCAGCACGATGATATTTTCCCCGGCCATCATAATGTGGCTGGCAAAGCTATGGCTTAGTACATGGCTCATCTGGCCTTCTTGGGTCTGCGCGGCGAGCAGCGCTTTCATGCCGGTATACTGGCCGTTTTCATCCGTGCCGCCGATGATGTTGGAAATGGTTTCAGCTTCGTCGGTACCTTCAGCAACGCGCACTATTACGGTGACGGGTTTTGACTGGTCAGCAATAGCCTGCAGCGCGGGGCAAGCGTGCCTTTTTTGCCTGCCTTACCGACCGCACCCTGCACATTGGTGATGAGCACCGGCGTATTAAGCGGGAAGGTTGTCGCATCTGCATCCTGCGCGGTACAGACCATGCCAACGACGGCAGTTAATACAGTGCTTATGGTGCGCGTGCCGTCGTTGACTTCGACGATACGGACACCGTGATGATAATCAGACATCTGATGCACTCCGTTTTGAGGGTATGCTCAGGGTGTCAGGTCGGGTTTAGTGGCGCATCTGATGGGGGGTGCTCATGGCTGGCCGGACTATTACCGGATAATGATCGTTTTATATTCCGATGGCACTATAAACAGTCACTATAAAAAAGAGGGAACGAGAATGATTTCAGGAACGACAGAAACACAGGAACCAGGGCGGTATTACACCTTTGAGTCAAGGTTGCCTCAGGGCGTTTTTTTTGAGATTCGCCCCGGTCATTTGCCAGGAAATGCCAAGCCCATAACAGATGAAACCAGCGGTATGTGTATCGGTTACACAGTGGCACAGGCTCCGGGCTTATGGCAGATTTATGATGTTGAGGGGCGTTTTGTCAGGCTGGAAGAAGCGCCACTTGAAACACCCCTGATTGATCCCACGGATATTGCCCTGTTTGGCCTGGGTATTTTTCGTATCCTGCGTACAGGGCGGGTGCTGTTTGAATCAGGGGCACGTGCTGCTATTTATGCGAAGCTCAGTCAGTCCACTATATCCTTTCTGCGCAGCAGACTTAAAGTCGGGCTGCATGCACGTAACCTTAAAATGACCGAGACTGCTGCAAAACATATGTATGAGCCAAGCCGCTATGTCCCTCTGCAAATTCAGGAAAGAGCGATTCGCTATGGCAGGCGGATGGCAGATCCCCGCAAAGGTGAAGGGATGTTCAGATATGAGACAAGAATGTTTAAACTACGCTTTAATAAGCAAACAATGGAATATGAGTATAAAGAATACACGCTCGAAGTCGTCGTGCGTGAGTCAGACTGGACGATATCGCATTTTAAATACATGGATTAACTGACTGGAAAACTTGTATGTTTGATTTGCGCAATGAAGATTTCACATTTGTGATTTCTCCTTTTGAAAGAATCTCAGACGATGAGGCCGACCCGGTTGGTCATCTATGGGACTGGATCCAGTCCTGGATTGAGTTCTCTGTTAGCGGCCTTAAAATGCAGTTTCAGACTGAATTTACTATCGGGGAGCTAAAGATTTTAAAGGATGAGTTTTTCGCACATTACCAGGCAATCATCACGCAGCGTGAATTAAAACCTTTTAATTTTCGCAGCGATCGCGGCCAACTCAATATGGTTATCAGAAAAGTTACGGGTAAAGATGGTGTTATAGTGGAGTTTGATATCCGCCCGGAACCACATGCGGACAGCGTTCAGGTTAAAGGCAGCTTCGGTCTTGATGAAAGCTTTTTCCCTGATATCTTGAAAAGGCTGGATGAAATGATTGAATGGCAAAATTAGACATCCCGCCATTTAAACTTTTTATCTAACTCCCCGTCGTAACGGTGATTTTTTTTATCAGGGCTTTTCAGGCCAGGCAATATCCGGCGCGGCGCCAGTGTCGACAGCCTGCACCCCCTATACGTACTTCATCCACGCGGTCAGCGAAGCCTTAACCGCATCGGTTATCATGTCGAGCCTGAGCTGCGTCTGCCATGCCTGCGTGGTGTTGTTAGCCTCACTCACTCACTCGCGCCGACTCCGCGCCGGTAAACTTCCCGGTCAGCGCGTCATACCCGTATACCGTCAGCGTGCCGTCGGCTTTTGCCAGCCCGTTTTTATCAAGTGCCACTTTAGCCATTATGTAGCCCTCACTATGTAGTTGAACGCCACGTTGCGCGGGCGACTCTCCGCCGCCACCGGCTCCATGCGCGAGGCGTCAAAAAAAATTTTCTCGCCGGTTGAAGCGCCCGTACTCGCAGTGCCGACCGGCGGCCCGTCCTGAATTAATGTTCCATCTGCGTAAACGCCTTCGTTCGCATTTTTTCCATTGTTATAAAAAGCGCCTTCAGACTCCCCGTTGTAAGCCACATCAAGAGACTGCACGCCAGTAATGTTATGGATGGCATTACCCTGCGCGCACATCAGCGTACGCCCGCTGTCAGCACCGCGCCCGTCGTCCCAGCCGCGGATAAACTCCCCACGCAGGTCGGGCAGTTTCAGCGACGGATAGACTTTCACCAGCGCCGGATAGGAGGAGGCGCTGAAGGATGCGCCGTTACACTTCAGCCAGCCGTTCGGTGGCATAGCGGACGGCCACGGCTGCGGAATACCAATCGGCAGCGCCGAGCCGTCAGCGGCAAGCCGATACTGACTGTGCGGATTAGCGGCGGCGATATGGTCCACATATTGCCGGGTCGCCAGCACAACAGCCGGATCTATCTTCAGCGCCGCATCACCGGTACTGCTGACAATCAGGATCATGCGCACGGTCTGCGTACGGCCGCTTCCTTCAGCCAGCTGCGGCTTGTAGGTTTCCGGGCAGTTAGCCACGGCAATCAGCCTGCCGTCGGCGTCATAGAGGCCAATCTCGCGGATCCAGAAACCGCCCTCGCTTTCAGGGATAACCTGGCTGCTGTTTGCGGCGTCAACGGTCAGCGAATTAAGCTGCGCGCGGCGCTTCTCGCCGCTGCCAATGAGATCATGATTCTTCCTCAACTCATACCAAATGATGCACCGATGCCGCTGATAGCATCGACAGTTGATGACAAGGCCGGGTTAGCCTGAATGCTTGCCTGTACGGCCATTGCGGCCAGCGTTAAACAGCGAATACCACTGTTAACATTTTGCAGCAGGCCGCGTTTACAGTTGGCAGTCATAGGTTCTTTAGAGATTGCACCAGCTGCTAACTGGCCTACTTCTGCGGTGGCTTTCATGACATACAGGGGGAATTTTTCATCTGCGACTTGGTTTACCGGCACGCAGGGGAGGCACTGGATTTGCGCCAGCAGGCCATCAACTAACGTTGCATCCTCAGTGACATCGGTAAGAGCTAAAACTTCTAAGACGGTAAGTTGATGCGGCTGATCTGGATTCAACTTATTACGTAGGGTTTGCACACGAATCCCGGACAGTTTCGCGACATCTTCCATGTTGTGAGCTAATGCGAATTTTCGACATGCATCGTCGTAATGGGCATGGGTAGAAACTTTGAAATCAAACAGGCTCAGATCCTTCATAACTTGCAAAATCAAGTTATGGTTTGATGTAGCGGCATTTGATTGCCTGCTGGCGATTTTTTTCACGCCATGCGGCAACATTGATAAGCGGATTGCCATGTTTGGTCATGGTGGTTTCTACCACTTCGCCTGTCTTACGATTGGTACGGTTCTGCGTGTAGGTGAAAGATGGGGTAGGGGCGAGCAGCACTACACCGTTAGCAATCCATTTCTCCAGCACTGACAGGCCAATGCGGTTGGCTGCAGCAAAGTCCTGTTTGGACATTGTTGGGGATGTGGCGAGCGTGACGGCTTTGTTTACGGCGTCGTTCACTGCTTCGCTGATGGCTGGCATCAAAATAGTGGCGACATTAGCAATAAAATCTTGAGATTTAGCTAAGTCAAATTCGTTATGGCTGTTTGCATTTTCATTAAGCATAACGCAATATCTTCTGTTAGATAGCGTGTTCTACGGTGTTACATGTGGTGTGTACACACGTTAGATCACAATTGTGCTCATGCAAACTACTTATGTGGTTGTATTTGTATGTTTAACTCCGAGTCAAATGCTCAGGAAGTGATTGAAAGGCTGTTTTCGGCCTACGGCGTAACGACACAGCGCACATTAACTGAGGCGCTTAATGTGCCTTCAAACAATGTAAGTGCGTGGTCTCAACGCAACAGTGTGCCGGGTAGTGCAATAATTAAGTGTGTGCTCGATACAGGTGTAGACCTGCAATCGCTTGTGAATGGCGAGCTTGCAAGTATCGCACTGTTAACCATGCAAAAGGCAAAGATGCAGAAATCAAAAACGTCGCTTTTTCATATGTAAATAGTAACGGCAAAAGCAGTTTTCGAGACGTTGATGTTAAGAGCTTTGATTGTGAGTATTTAGAAGGCTATTGCCATATCTCACGTAAATTCAAGACATTCAGGCTCGACAGGGTCGAAGGTGAAATCATCTTTTGAGAAACAGGCGAAGCTAAAGATCCAAACGAGTGGGCTGGATTGATGGAAGCAAAATAATATTCAAAACAAGGAGATGTATTATGTCAGAAGTAATTGAAACATTTGTCAAAATTGCATTGCCGATTATTCTCGCTTTGGTGGCGGTTTTTACTGCATGTAAAGACTTATTTCTAACTAAGAAAAGAATTTTTGAGGAAAGAGAAAAGCTAAGTAAATTAAGCTATGATCTTTATAAAATCACTGAGGATGAAGATCTGAAGCGCTTAGCCGTGGAGTACGGTTATGCTGCGATTACAAAAGAAAGCTTTTTAAATTTAACTCAACGAAAAGCTTTGGTTAAGAGTGAAAATCCAACTAGGGATATTGATCTTTTTGTTAAATGTCGCGGGTTGTTGAATATTAAAACTGAGCCGCTTTCTTTCTTTTGGAAGAAGAAAAGACATGGCAATATGATTTATTTTTCATTTATTGTTTGCTTTAGAATATTATTATATGTACTTGGCGCCATTATATTGTTGATGCCTATATTTAGCGGTATGTTTTTGCCAGATGTATTTCTAGAAAAGATTAGCCATTTACCTGCCCTAGCTAAAATTGGTCTAACATTGTACACCCTATTTGCAGGGGCATTTTTGGCATTTACTAATCTCTCTGCTGCTGTGAGGCTGATTGACTCTGCGAAACTCATCAAACGACATAGAGTGATATAGCTTCAAGTGGATATGGCACGCTAGCTGGCTAGTTAAGGGAAATCCGCAATCGCCACTTAATCGTCATATCTATCAACAACTCATTGATTTTAATGATTGTTATTAATATTGTGTCTTTTTTATTGATTATTTTTTCTGCAGATTTTAATAAACAGCCTCTGCTTACCCCCGACAGATCCTCGCTTCAAACTTCATTTCGGTGAGCGCTTCGCCATTTCAGGCTGCGATAATATTTTAGTCGCGACAATGCCGCTATGACCTCTTGCCCCAGGCATCGCATCGAAAAAGCGATCCCATTATCTCTTTGTCTGACCAGGGGTGCGCGACATGGGCCAGGGTCCGGCGCTGTCTGGTACTAAAAAAGTGAAGGAACGGAGTCTGTAAAAAGTTTGTTTTACGTTAAAAAAAGTAAGATTCAGTGACAATTTAACTTTTTGTGCTGATGCGGATCTGATAACGTAACGGGGTTCGAAACGAGCTCAGGTTGCTAACTCAATGATATACGACTGCTTTTTATACTACGACGAAGACATGCTTCTGGAATTACGCCTGAATACCCTTTACGAGCACGTTGATAGATTTGTCATTGTGGAGTCCCTCTATACCTTTACCGGGAAGCGCCGCGAAAAACTTAATTTTGATATAGAAAAGTTCGCGCCATTTCGGGATAAAATCATTTACGTGGTTAACGACGCCGTTCCGAAAATTTATTCTCATAGCTTTAACTCTAACAGTTCGCTGGTTAAGGCGGGCGAGTCGGACCCCTGGGAAAATGAAACCATCGCGCGCAACGCCATTATGCGCGGCTTAACGGGTGCTCAGGACAGCGATATTATTATGGTGTCGGATGTTGACGAAATTCCCCGGCCTGAAGCGCTCCGGCAGTTTAGCGCCGCGCATTTATGCACCACGCTTTACCAGAACTTTTATAACTTCAAATTCAACGTTCAGGTATTGAATGAGGATGGCTCACAGCGGCTATGCAGGCTGCCTAAAATGACCACCTTTAAACACCTGAAAGGCTTCTTCCGTGGGCAGCCAGAGCTGCTGCGCAACGTGAAGCGTAAAGGAACCCCTATCCGGGACTGCTGGTGGCGCTGGAAACTGCTAAAACTGCGCACACGAACCGTCGAGAATGCCGGATGGCATTTTTCATGGGTAATGGACGACGCGCGGATTAGCGAGAAAATGGCAACGATTTCGCATACCGAGCATAACTTGCCAGAGTTCAACAATCCCGATCATATACGACGGTGCGTCGAGCAGAACGTCGATATCTGGAATCGGCCGCGTAAGATGGTGATCCGGCCGATGACGAAAGAATATATGCCTGCGTGGCTGGTGGAAAATCAACATCGCTTTGCGGACTATATTAAATCAGTTTAATCGCGCGCCGCTGTGCGGCTCGTTTTTTACTCTTTATTCGAATAAAACTATCGGTGCGATATGTTAATATCGAATAGCGGCAGTCGGATTCTCGCGTGTGAATCGGCAAAATATGGTTTTTTAACCTTATTGTTAACGTGCTTATTGCCCTGGCGCTAAAGCCCACCGGCAAGTGAGCGATAATATTTTCTTTTTTCTAACTTGCTAATATTCCTCAAGGCTACGCGTGTCTGCCGCTTATATTTCCCGCTAATCTTTACGGGCACGCTTTCATTTTTCGCCAACCTCTTCCAGGCTTGTCTGGCTTATTCTTTACAACAAGCCAGGAGATAATTATGTTTCACCATTCTTCAAAGCTTCAATACCCAGTACGCGTCGATAAAGCAGATCCGGAATTCGCTATGCTGTTGCAGCAGGCGATCGGCGGCGTGGAAGGGGAGATCCGCGTGGCGATGCAGTACTTCTTCCAGGCGATGGGCGCGCGCGGCGATGCGCGAATCCGCGATTTGCTGATCTCTACCGCAACCGAAGAGCTGGCGCATATCGAAATGCTGGCGCATGCCGTTGCGCTCAACCTGGAAGGCGCGCCGCTCTCCTATCAGGAAGCGTCGGCGAAAGATCCGGTGGTGAATGCGGTACTGGGCGGTATGAACCCGCGCCATATTCTCTCATCAGGCCTGGCGGCGCTGCCGGTCAACGCCAACGGCGTGCCTTTCGATATGAGCCATATCTACGCGTCTGGCAACGTGGCGGCAGATATGCTGGCCAACGTCACGGCGGAAGCGACAGGACGCGTACTGGCGACCCGCCTCTATAATCTCACTGAAGATACCGGCATGAAGGATTTTCTCTCTTTCCTGATCGCCCGCGACACCATGCATCAACAGCAGTGGCTGGCGGTAATCGAAGAGATGGGCGGACTTAACGCTTCGCTGCCGATACCGAACAGCTTCCCGCAAAGCGAAGAAGCCAGCGAGCATTCTTACTATGTGCTCAACACCTCGCTGGATAAACCGCTGCCGAAAGGCCGCTGGTGCGAAGGGCCGTCATTTGACGGCAAAGCCCAGTTCACCGCGAAAGAGAAACCTGAGCTGCTGGGCGATGAGCCTCTGCTGGGCCATGCCCGTCCGGGCTCCGGCGCGCAAAGCGAGCAGGAGCTCTCGGGCACCGTTCCACCAGCGTTAAAACCCTAACCGCACGCTGTCCAGGAAGGGATACAGGCATCAGGTTGATACGGCGCGTCTGACGCGCCGTCTAATGCTTGCCAAAAAATGAACTATTGTCTCAGCAGCGACAGCTACTCTCGTACCAGTCTAAATCAGAGCGCCAAAAAATATTTTTTTTCGACGGCACTCAAAAAGCCGTATTAAGCTCGCCGCGGCGCCAAAAATGAAAAACCCCGGCCTGCGCCGGGGTTAACTGAGTCACTTATTTGGTATCCAGAACCTGCTGCAGCCAGACCAGTTCGTCATCGAAACCGGACTCGCGTAACAGCTGGAAATAGGATTGCTGAATATCGGTTGAAACCGACGCCAACAGCATGCCCAGCATTCCTTTGGTTTTACAGATTTCTAGTGCTGCGTTTTCGAGAGAATCAAGGTTAAAACTTACGTTATCAAGCGTTTCAGCGACCATTCTTATTCTCCTGACCGGAGGTAATCAGCCATCCCTCCTTTGCTGTGTGTATCTGCTCCACATCGTGGACGGGCTGAGATGTCACACTAACGCAGTTTCGTCTGTCGGAAACATCCTGATATCTGAACAGTAATCGCCATTTGCTGGCGCTTTTACCGGCGAAGCGTACGTAAAATCTGAGTAGAGGGCAGAAAGCATCGCGTGCGGCCTGTCAGCCGACAAACAGCAGATGCACAAGGCGCGCCAGCGATTCCAGCAGCAGCAGGCTGCCGAGGAAAATAAGCACTAACACGCTGATAAATTGTTTCCGGCTATTCATCACGCCTCCCTGAAGATGTGACCGGCTATACTTTAACCCGCAATAAGTAAACCTGTTGTTAACAAGCGGAATCAAGATGCATTACCAGTATCTCAACGGTGAAAACTGGCAAAATATCTGGATTGTCGGCGATCTGCACGGCTGTCGACGTCAGCTGGACGCTCTGCTGCTGGAAAAAGCGTTCGATAAGCGAAGCGATTTGCTGATTTCCGTCGGCGATCTCATCGATCGCGGGCCCGACAGTCCTGGCTGTTTAGAGCTGCTCGACGCGCCATGGTTCCGCTGCGTACGGGGAAATCATGAAGAGATGGCGCTGCATGCGTTACAGTGTCACGATCCGCTTAACTGGATAATGAACGGCGGCGACTGGTTCTATAAGTTGAGGGGCGCCAGGCTAATCGCGGCGCGTCATGCGCTCAGAAAGTTAGAGAGCCTGCCGCTGATCCTGCACCTGCAGCTGGCGGATCGCATTGTTGTCGTGGCGCACGCGGACTATCCGGCGGAGCGCTACGCGTGGGAGCAGCCGCTGGACTGGGAGAAAGTGGTATGGAATCGCGAGCGCATCGCCCGACTGCAAGCGGGCGATGCGGGACAAATCGCGGGCGCAGACGCTTTTTACTTCGGCCATACGCCGCTGCAGCATCCGCTGGAATCGGGCAACCTGCACTATATTGATACCGGCGCGGTGTTCGGTAACCCGCTGACGCTGATGCAGCTGCAGTAG